AGAACATGTTCCGCCAGCTGCGCCTGAACCAGTGGGTCAAGCAGTCTGTCCGCTGGATGCCGATGGACAAGTGGGACGCCTGCGCCGGTGTGGTAGATGCGAAACGGCTCGAAGGCCGGGAGTGCTACGCCGGGCTCGACCTGTCCAGCACCAGCGACCTGACCGCGATGGTGCTGGTGTTCCCGCCCAGGGACGAGGACGAACAGTACATCGTGCTGCCGTTCTTCTGGCTCCCGGAGGAGACTTTGCAGCTGCGTGTCCGTCGCGACCATGTCATGTATGACAAATGGGAGCGTCAGGGCTTCATCATGACCACGGAGGGCAACGTTGTTCACTACGGCTTTATCGAGCAGTTCATCAACGACCTGGGCGAACGGTATAACATCCGTGAAATCGCCTACGACCGCTGGAACGCCACCATGATGGTACAGCAGTTGGAGGACGATGGCTTCACGATGGTGCCCTTCGGACAGGGTTTCCGCGACATGAGTCCGCCCACGAAAGAGCTGATGCGCATCGTGCTGGAGCGCAAGCTCAACCACGGCGGGCACCCTGTACTCCGCTGGAACATGGACAATGCCTTCGTGCGCACTGATCCGGCAGGCAACCTGAAAATAGACAAAGAGAAATCCACGGAGAAGGTAGACGGCGCAGTGGCGCTGGTGATGGCTCTGGACAGGGCCATGAAGAACCAGAACACCGGCTCCGTTTACGATGACCGTGGATTGCTCATTATCTGAGGTGATTGTGATGCCCATGAAACCGAGACGTCCCTGTCGCTATCCAGGCTGCGCCGGGTTTTGCGAACCGGGGCAGGTCTACTGCAAGGAACACATCGCCGAGAGCGATGACCGGCTGCGCGGCGGTGCTGCCTTTCGGGGCTATGACCGAAAGTGGCGCGAGGCGCGGGCTGCATATCTCCGGCGGCATCCGCTTTGCGTTTACTGTCAGGCGGAAGGTAAGCTTACGCCCGCCACGGTTGTGGATCATGTACTCCCACATAGGGGCGACATGAAGCTGTTCTGGGATGTGAACAACTGGCAGGCACTTTGCAAAGAGTGTCATGATAAGAAAACCGGCAGCGGATTGTAATTAATCCGTGCCGGTATCAACTGGTGTGTCAGTTTTGGCTTTGCCAAAACAATAGCATACCCCGAACCATATTTCTACCAAGAAAGAGTGATTTTTGTATGAAGAACCCCTTTTCCAGTCTCTTTCGAGCAAGGGACAAGCCCAAGGACGCCGTTTCTGGTGCGCCGACCTTCTACTTCGGCACCAGTGGCTCCGGCAAGAACGTCACAGCGCAAAGCGCGATCCAGCTTTCCACGGTCTATGCCTGTGTGCGCGTGATCTCCGAGACCATCGCCAGCCTGCCGCTGGGGGTGTTCGAGACCACCGACACAGGCAACAGGAAGGCCACAGAGCATCCGCTGTATCCGCTGCTCCACGACGAGCCCAACGCGGAGATGACGTCCTTCGTGCTGCGGGAGGTCATGCTGACACACCTGCTGCTCTATGGTAACAGCTACTGTCAGATCATCCGCACAGGCAAGAACGGCATTGTGGGACTGTACCCGCTGCTGCCCGACCACATGGACGTGGATCGAGACAACAAGGGCAACCTGACGTACACCTACACCACCAGCGAAGGAAAGGTCGTCATCCTCAGACCGCCCCAGGTGCTCCACATTCCGGGGCTGGGGTTTGACGGCATCATGGGCTACAGTCCCATCGCGCTGGAAAAGAGCGCTATCGGGCTGGGGCTGGCGGCGGAGGAATACGGCAGTAAGTTCTTCGCTAATGGCGCACGGCCCTCTGGCATCCTGACGCACCCGAACACGGTAAAGAATCCCAAGGCGCTGCGGGAGAGCTGGAACAGCGCCTATGGCGGCTCAGGCAATGCCAACCGCGTGGCCATTCTGGAAGAGGGCATGGAGTTCAGGCCCCTGAGCATCCCCAACAATGAGGCGCAGTTCCTCGAAACGAGGAAGTTCCAGGTGGATGAAATCTGCCGAATCTTCCGGGTGCCGCCCCATCTGGTGTGCAACCTGGAGCATGCTACCTTCTCGAATATTGAGCACAGCAGCATCGACTTCGCCGTCCACACGATCCGCCCCTGGCTGGTGCGCATTGAACAGTCCATGAATCGCGCTTTATTCCCTGATCAGGAGAAGAGGCGCTTCTATGTGGCGTTCAACATGGACGGCCTGATGCGCGGCGACTACAAGAGCCGGATGGAGGGCTACGCCATCGCCCGGCAGAACGGCTGGATGAGCGCCAACGACATCCGGGAGCTGGAGAACCTGAACCCCATCTCCGAGACGGAGGGTGGAAACGCCTATCTGGTCAACGGGAACATGATTTCCATTGACACAGCCCGGAGGCAGACCACCAGCAGCAGAACAACTGACAAGGAGGGTAAGACCCAATGAAGCGTTTCTGGAATTGGGTGCGCAATGAGGACGAGACCCGCACCCTGTACCTCAACGGCGTGATCGCCGAGGAAAGCTGGTTCGAGGATGAAATCACCCCCGCAGCCTTTAAGGAGGAGCTCTTCTCCGGCAGCGGGCCGATCATGCTCCACATTAACTCTCCAGGCGGCGACTGCATCGCGGCGAGCCAGATCTACACCATGCTCATGGACTATCCCCACGACGTGACCGTCCAGATCGACGGCATGGCGGCGTCCGCTGCCAGTGTCATTGCGATGGCCGGTACCCATGTACAGATGAGCCCCACAAGCATGATGATGATCCACAACCCGTTCACCATGGCCATGGGCGACAGCGACGAGATGCGCCGCGCCATCCAGCTGCTGGATGAGGTAAAGGAGAGCATCATCAACGCCTATGAGATCAAGACCGGGCTGTCCCGCGTGAAGCTGGCCCACCTGATGGACAGCGAGACGTGGATGTCCGCGCACAAGGCGAAGGAGCTGGGCTTCTGCGACGAAGTGCTCTATTCCCCGGAGAATGAACCCGACAATGCGTCGGGCTTTTCTTTTGCCCGGAAATCGGCGGTCACGGCCCTGATGAACAGGGTCATGGCAAAGGTGCCTGACGAGCCTGCTCCCGAGGAAAAGCCCGCGCCCCCTGAACCCGACTGGCACATGACCAAGCTCAACCTTTTGAAATACCTGTAAGGAGGTACATCACAATGCGTGAACTTATGGAACTGCGTGAAAAGCGCGTACAGACCTGGAACGCTGCCAAGGCGTTTCTGGACAGTCATCGCGGCAACGACGGCACCCTGTCCGCCGAGGATGACGCCATCTACAACAAGATGATCGACGACATCGACCGCCTGGGCAAGGAGGTCATGCGGCTTGAGAAGCTGGAGGCGCTGGACGTGGAGATGTCTAAGCCCACCAGCAAGCCCCTGGCGTCTGTTCCCGGCGCGGCTCCCGGCGACGACAATCCCAAGTCCAAGACCGGGCGAGGCACCCAGGATTACAACGGCTCCTTCTGGCGCATGATGCGCTCCAAGTCCGTGCCCCACGAGGTGCTGAACGCGCTGCAGATCGGCACCGACACCGAGGGTGGGTACCTTGTGCCGGATGAGTACGAAAAGACCCTGATCGAAGCGCTGCAGGAGCAGAACATCTTCCGTCAGCTGGCCCATGTCATCCACACCTCCAGCGGCGACCGGAAGATCCCCGTGGTCACCAGCAAGGGCACCGCCGCGTGGATCGACGAGGAACAGCAGTATCCCGAAAGCGATGACGCCTTCGGTCAGGTGTCCATCGGGGCGTACAAGCTGGCCACCATGATCAAGGTCTCCGAGGAGCTGCTCAACGACAGCGTGTTCGACATCCCGTCCTACATCGCCCGTGAGTTTGCCCGGCGCATCGGCGCTGCCGAGGAGGAAGCCTTCTTCACCGGCAACGGCACCGGCAGGCCCCTGGGCATCCTCGCCGCGACCGGCGGCGCTCAGGTCGGTGTGACCGCTGCAAAGGCGGATGCCGTGACCTTTGACGAGGTCATGGATCTGTACCACAGCCTGCGCACCCCGTACCGCCGTAACGCCGTGTTCATCATGAACGACAGCACCGTGAAGGCGCTCAGGAAGCTGAAGAACGGCGCGGGCGACTACATCTGGCAGCCGTCCGTCACCGCGAACACGCCCGACACTATCCTGAACCGGCCCGTGGTAACCTCCGGCTTCATG